CGGCGTTAACGTAGCGGTCCCCGGTTCCCGTGTAAGCGCGGGCAAGGCCAGTATCGTCCTCAATTGCAACCACGCCGCCAATCGTCGGGTTAAAACCCGCCTTGAGCTTGACCGGGACGCGAAGCCCCTTCCGACAAACCACGGTGCGGCCCGTATCGGAAAGGTCCTTTCCGAGCGAAATTCCTACCAGCGCGCCCTCCGAAGTATCGAGGGAAACCTTGCCGGAGGATTCCAGGATGCAAGCAAGCCCGGCTTCCATGGCCACGCCCGCAATCGACGGGTAATTGGTAACCTCTTTATGCGAGGAACCCGTCCCGCCCATCAAAACCTTAGACGTATCATGACTCATCTTTCTGCTCCTTTTTCTCCAAGGTAAGTTTTCTTGGACCCACTCATAAGACGGGCTTTGTAACCGTCCTCAACTTTGCTTGAAGAGGCATAACCAGAACGCGCCTTTCCAAGCTCCTCAGCCTTTTTCACTTTCTTTAACGTCTCAAGCGCAGGCTCAAAGAGATTTTCAAAAACCGTTTCCGCCTTAGCTTCCTTGCCGTTCTTGGTAAGCTTGAGATAATCGTCAAGGGTTGCTTTTTGCGCCGTGGTAAGCAAATCCACGTTGTCCTGAACGGCAAAGAAAGATTCGATAAACGCGCGCTTGATTGCCGAAGCTTTCTCGGTTGCAGAATCGTATTTCTCTTTTTCGGCGGCGGTGAGGATTTCTTGAATCTCATTGGGCATGAGATCGGCGTGAGACTTGACGAATTCCGTAACCCCGAGGTTGAAGCGCAGCGCGCCCTCCAACCGCTTGGTTTCGGACTTCCGGCTTTCGGCGTCTTTGCGCTCCTTCGCGGCTTTGCCGCGCAAGCCATCGTCCCGGGATTCCTCTTCGTCGTCCTCTTCGTCATCGGGATTTGGGGCGGCGGAGGTTTTCTTTCCTCCCTTGTCTTTACCGCCCTCGCCGCCATCGCCTTCCTTGGCGGGCTTTGCGACTTTACCAAGCAACGCCGTCCTTTGCTCCGCGCTCATCGCGTTGAAAGCGGCTTCGCCGATAGTTGCTTTTAACTCTTCCTCATTCATTTGGACTTCCTTTCATTTCAGAGGGACAACCGCGTTTCGTCAACTAGGATATTCATTCCGCATCGGCAACCGTAGCGGTCACCGGGTTGCTCCCCTTTGCCTAGTTGAAAGGTTTGCCCGTAATTTAATTGGTGTAACGGGTCCGGCTCATTCGCATCCGAGGGGAGCCATTCATAGAATTCCCCCCGATACTGACTTTTTATTTCTTGGCTAATCTCATGGACGGCGGCGTTTTGGACCCTTTGCACCATGAGCTTTTTGCCGTTGATGGCTTCCACGCTGGCCTCATCAATCGAAGCTCCCGCGCTCCGCTCCTCAGCGTATTTTTCTTTGTACTGACGAATAACCTTGATTGCGATTTTCTCAAGCGTCTTTTTTGAAAGGACGTTGGAATCCGTAAGCATCGTCATTGCCGCGCGGTTGACGGTAAGCTTTTTGGTAACAAGCCTTTCGATTTTCGCGCGAGGAGCGACTTTACGGAGCATCTTGGTGGGCTGAAAGCGAATCGCCACCTAGTCCCGCCCCCGCATAAAGAAAAAAGTTACCAAGGTAACAACGGCAATGAGCATCGGGAGCCAAGCCGGGATAGCGCTTTCGATGGCGTGTCTAAGCTCCCAAACGCTCAATTGACCGCTCCCGGTTGAGGAGCACCATTGGCCCGCGCGTTGGTGGGAATCGGGGCGGGGGGATTAGCCTTGGCGTTCTTTTCGGCTTCCTTCGCGTCGGCTTCCAAATTCTTTTCCTCTTCCTTGGGGTCAAGGTCAAAGAGACGCGCAAGCACTTCTTTCTTGGCTTCGGAGGAAAGGTACTCCTCGGAAACCAAGTCAAAGGTTTTCAGCGTTTCAAGCGCCGTATTCATTTCGCGGAAGTCCTGCGATTTGAATTCCGTATCCACGCCAAAGAGGGCCTTGAGCACGGGCTTGAGAACGCTTTCAAAGTATTGCTTTAGGCCGCGCTCAACTGCGCGCATATCTGCCTCACCGGTAGAGCCGATACCCCCGGTTTGCTCGCCTGTTACATAGGCTAGCGGAAGTCCGAGGATGAAAGCGCGCTTGGCGTCTAGAAAGCCAATGGCCTTTTCGGTGGGCGCGGTATCAATGGTAGCGGTAACAACCTCATCCTTGCCGTCAAGTAAGATATCGTTACCATTCTTGAGCGATTGCGCGATGGACTTAGCCTGAGCCTTTGCTACGGCGGAATCGGCTAGAGAGACGCTAGTACGAAGGTCATTGATTTTGATTTGGACGGCTTTGGCAAGGTTGAGCGACTTATTGAGCGAGGAAAGTACGCAATACTCAAAGCTCGAATAGATTTCGAGCATATCGGTGCGGCGGTAATTCTTGAAGGATACGAAAACTCCTAACTTGCTTTCCGCCCTTTCTTTGTAATCCGCGCGGATTTTTTCCTGCTCCTCAAGGGTAGCTTTGCGGAGCACTCCCGTACCGGGGAGGTAAACCAAGAAAAGCTCCGTTTTTTTGGTCATCGCTTCGGCAAGCAAAGTAATGAGCCCGGAAGAGGCTTCGCTTTGCACGCAGGAATCCCAAAGCACGGGCGTTTGCTTTTCGCTCAAGCCGTGCGTGCGCTCCATCGCGTCCGTTAGAATCTTTAAATAGGTATGGAGGATATCGCTTTTAATGAAGGTGTCAGACTTGAGCGCGAGGGGAAAGATTTCTAGAATTTCGGATTCTGATACGTCGGTGGACTTGAAAAAGGATGAAAAGATGCTCATTTCTTGGCTTTCCGCTCAAGGCATTTGAGGACGGTGGCCCAATAAGCATGGGAGGGAGTGTTTAGCGGGATAAGCTCAAGCTTCGCGGTTACCTCGCGGAGCGCGGCTTTGCGAAGGCGGTAAAAATACACGTCCGCCATTTCCTCAGCGGAAAAGTAAGCTTTCAAATTTCCCCCACTCTCTCAAAAATTCACAGCTTCTTGCCGCGAATCAACCCGATCCACTCAAGCCCCGTGGCGAGAGAGTCGGGCGCGTCGTCATGCTTTACGCCGTACTCATAGTTGACAACTTGTTCAATGTAAGCGCGGTCCGAAGTCTTTGACAAGTGGATAGCTTCGGCGTAAGCGCCCGCGTTCATAATGCGAGAATGCTTATAGGTTGTGGACTTTTTCCCAACTACGCCAATACCGGTATCCTTTAACGCTTCGCGTAACATTATTACCGGTTGGTCACCGAGCGAGTTTGCTTCAAAGCAAACGCGCCGGACCCCGCACGCTTTCATCCGCTCTACCATCTCAGGCAAGCAATGATTCCATGCCTTTTTCCAAAGGTGGCCTTGCACCGCTACGCCATCGAAGTAACCCGTAATGCAAGAAAGCGCGGTAAAGTCTCCGCCCTCAAAGCTTGGGTCAATGAAGGCCACCGCATCCCCCATGGGGAAATGGTCAACGTATTTGACTTTCTCGAAAGGAAAGCCCGCTTCGGAGACAACCTTGAGATGGTAGCTCGCGGAAATCGACTCCCAAGAAACGCCCGCGAGCTTCATTGCCTCAAGGTCATGGTCAAGCTCAGGGATGCTTCCGTGCGCGACTTCCATGCGCTTGAGGAGCGGGCGGAGCGTCCCGTATAGGTCCGACTTATGGACCGGTTGCCCGATGACAACCACGTTTTTGGTGAGCTTGTTTAGCTCATTGTAAAGCCGTTGCACTCGCTTGCGCGTGGCTTCGCTAATATCCTCTTCCGTAACGGGGTCATCCATGATCACGCGCTTGGGATGGCGTCCACGCACGGAAGTTGAGCCAACCGTGACTGCGCTTACCGAATGGTCCTTTCCGATGAGCCCCGCCACGCGCAAGCAAGATGAATTTTTCTTTTCAAACCTAACACCATTGGCCTCAGCCGCTTTGGCGATTTCCTCAAGCATGGCGGCGTTGCGCTCATCGGACTTGGTAACGATGAGGGAGGTTGCGGTGGGGTCCAAGTAAAGCTCATAGGCAAGGCCAAGGATGACGGCGTAATCCGTTTTGCCGTAGCCGCGCGACCCAAGTAGCAATCGCGCGATATCGTCCGCGATTACGAAAAGCATCATTTCCACTTGCTTGGGGAATGGTGCGGGGTAGCCTGCGCGCTCGCAAAATTTCTCGAAAGAAACCTTGCCCTCATCGGAAGCTTTTTCGGGCGGCGTTTCCACAACGCGCCTATCCTGCCAGCGCACGGGGTTTCGATTCTTGAGCCAGAAAATAGCGGCGGCGGTATCGGGAGGGTAATGCTTCATTACGCGGACAACGGTTGGTTTTGAGGAGCCGCGCGGGAGGAAAATCTTATCCTCCGGATGATAGTAGCCGGTTGCGCGCCGATAAAGGCTTGCCTCAACCAAAGCATCCGCTTGGCCTTGCGCCTCTTTTAACGCATGCAGAAAGTCCGCATGCGACCCCTTCCAATAGTAAAGAGTGCGCGGACAAATGCCGACGATTTTAGCAATCTCAGCATCCGTCTTTCCCTCTTTGGCAAGGTCAAAGATTTTTGCGGAAACTTGTGAGTTGAGCTTGGACGGGCGCCCACGCTTTTTAGACACGCTTGACACTCCCCCTGATCGGT